CATGCAAGTTTCCCTTGCATGGTGTTTGGTGATCAATGACAATAAGATCACCCGCAACCTCAAGTACAGGTACATTTAGAACTCTGGTACAGGTATTATATTCCTTTTGGATGTGATATCTCTATCTAGTTTTTATGTATTTCTATTTCGGTTGTGTTGTTTGTTAGGCGCTTGACAGACAGAAACCAGCGGTAAAAAGATGTTGGAATCAGAGAAAAAGTTTGAGAAAATTTTTGGGTCTCATAAGAGACTGTTTTAAGTTAAGTAAAATATTTATTGCATCTATGTGTAAAAGATAGTTCCGACAACATACGTTTAATGGGAGCCGTGAAGCTCATAAAACTCCAAAATCAACAAAAAAAGACATAAAGTGACTACGTATGACAAAAATAGTGAAAGAAAACTTCTTTCCGTTCGCGAAAGCGATCCTTTCTTTGGTGATACTTGGTTTAGTAACTGGTACTGTAATTCCTACGACCTCCCCTCTTAATAATGGGAGGAATGGTGTGTATCTTTATGAACGATCAGGTTTCTCCGGAGTGGGCGGACTTCTTAATGTAAATAAGCCCGATGTGGCGCGACATCTAAAAATAAGCGTCTGTTTGGGGACCGTTCGCAAACGCCCATTTTAAAAACAAAACAAAAATATAACGAAATAAGCAAAATCATTTATAAACAATGATTAATAACTGTGACAAACAAGATAAACAAAACAAAACAAAACAAAACAAAACGAAAATAACTTCTATGACAGAAAATAATTTACCACCGAAAAGCTTTATGCTTTACCCCTATCAAAATGCTCGTGCGATACACGAGATAGTTGAGTATGTTACTACTACGAAATTTGAAGATGTGGCAGAAGCCTATGTTGCTTCTGTTTATGGTGAAATCACCTATGGATGTAAAAAGTTCATTCGTGATTGTGGAAATGGAGATTGTGTATGTGGGCTCGTACTGGAGGAACGTATGAATCGATTGTACGCTTACTTAAGACGTGTTCCAACGATGAGGGAGACTCTGAGTAGTTTTGAGTACCCCACCATTGTACAATGGGCGAATAAATGGGTTTTTGAAAATGTGTTTGAAGCTCAGATGGACTATGGAACAAAAGAATTTCAAGACCTTCATGGTCAGAACAAGAAGAAATTCAAGAAACCTAGGTCCAGGAAAACAGATCTTCTCTATCCTTTTGGCTGTGCTGAAAAGAGGATTAAGAAAACCGTTGAGAAAACGAAAATAAAGTTCGAAGCTCAAATGTTCGACCTTGCTTTACCGTTGAAGATGAATGAGGATCAATTCTCTACCTTGAGCGATTTAGCGACACGTGTTGTGGATGGTTTAGATAAGCTCAACTCTAGTGTAGCAGACCCTGAGATTCTTCAGGGTATTGGCAAAAGAGTTGCAGCTGGTGCTATTGGCGGTGTTACTGGCATGTGTATCGAGACAATTGCTGGTATTCTCACCAAAGTGAGAGAAAAACTAGGCAGAGGAGGCATTATTATGCTCTCTGCCACCGTTCTCGGCGTATTATATATGCGCTGTGAGAGTACTTTGGTTTTTCGAATGTCCGTGTTAGCCTTTTTGGCTCTCTGTGGGAAAATGTTTGAAGAAGGACTTGTGGCGATATTTATGCAAGTCCTTGACACTTTTGCAAGTGAGGAAGCTGAGGCTCAATCATTGGATCTTGGATCCATGACTGATCTACTAGTTGCTTTTCTTGGTGCAGGTTTGGTCCCGGGTATGATGAATAAGAAAAAGAACTTCATTGAAACCCTGGGCGATGTAGGCAAAAACATTCGCGGTGTTGAGAATGTTGTTGAACTTGTTGTTCGACTAACTCAGCGTCTGTTAGATTATGCATCGCAGACTTTCGGTTATGAAAGTTATACTCTGATGAGTACTTTCATTCCGAAGGTTGACCAATGGGTTTCGGAGACTCGAGCTATGATCAATGAACTCACCTCTGGAAAACTCCATCACGACCTTGCGACGTTTGAAAAGGTGAGCAATCTTGAGGATCGAGCGTATGAACTTCTTTCGTTATACGCTAGTAAGTCATCATCGTCGAACGTGGGCGCTATTATTAGGCCACTTTCGAATGAACTATCAAAGATGAGAACCATGTTGCAAACAGAGGGGATTGGTATGGATAAATTACGCCAAGCCGCTCTTATGGTTTTTTTTTCAGGTGAAAGTCAGATTGGAAAATCGCGACTTATGCGTCCCTTTGTTGCTGCTCTGTTGGCTATGGTTGTTGATGACCCCAAGCTTCTTGCCGCAATTGAATCGAATTTTGATTCATATGTGTATGCACGACTGCCGGAACATAAGTTCTGGGATGGCTATTGGGGTCAATTGGTCACATTTCTCGATGAGAAGGATCTTGTGCCCAAAACGCTACTTGAAGGTGAGAATGCGAATTCTGAAATTATTAGGATGGGCAACATTTTCCAATATGTGTTACACATGGCTGGTATTGAACAGAAAGGAAATGTATATTTCCGCTCAAAAATTGTTGTTGGCACATCAAATGTGAGAACAGTAGAAGAAGGAGCCCGAGGTGCAGTACGGTATGAACAAGCAGTTGTTGACCGCACACACTTTGAAGTATCAGTCAGAGTTAAGCGTGAATATGCTGAAGAACAAACTCTGCAATATGACAATCGCTATTGGAAGTTGGATAAGACTAAGCTTCCAAGTGATGGATCATTTCTTGAAGGGATCCACGACTATTATGTGTTGAAAACACGTGCAGTCGCGGGATCACCTGGCCAGTATGAATATTATGAAACTGGCCCCTTCACCATGAGAGAGCTCCTCTCAATGTGTGCTTTGAAATATAAGAAACTTGAGAAGGAAGCGGAATCGATGAAGAAAGATGACGTGACGGCGTTTAGCCTTGGTAAAAAGTTGAAGGTTGAAGCGCAAATGTTTGATGTGACACGTATGCAGGATCTTTTAGATCGCTGGCTATTTGGTGGTGTGTATGATGATCTCGCGAGAGACATCATGCACCTACCTGATGTTACATTAGAACCTCTGATGGAGGAATTCAGAAAAAGAGTCCCTACTGGGATTGAAGGTGCGCCAAGTTTCAATTTGGACGCGGTTGAGTTCCTGCTGAAGAAATGTACGCACACTGAAGCGAGAATGTGGATTGACAATTTCACTGAGGACATTTTTGGCTCCTTTCTTTTTGTGGAAAGTATCACGAAGGAAAGAGAAAGAAATGGTCGTATTGAGACAGCACTCAAACCCATTGTGAACAGGATGAAAGGGATGTTGAATAGAGCACCCAGTCTTCTTAGAACGGTTTACGATGGTTTTATTGTGGCGCTACGTTCAATCTTTGGATATTTGGCAAATGAACAATTCCTTGCGGAACTGCGCATGATGTTGTTAGTTGTGGTAGCACAGACAGCAGCATTTTGCGCAGTGATGACAGTTACTATGAAATGTTTTCAGTATTTTGGTGTTATGCCGATGCAAAAACATGTCACTAGGAATAAGAAGAAAGCAAGAGACAAAGAAGAGGATGAGGCAGAACATTATGATGTTGCTCTTGATGATGTGTGCACAAAAGTATGGAAAAATTACTATGCAATCAAATTCGAGGATGATGAAAATGTGCTCGGTTGGGGCTTTTTCATTAAAGGAAATCAATTTGTCTTCCCTTCGCACTATCCAAAAGTGTGGATGGAAAGAGGTTATGACGACGAGGATATGGTTCTGTGTTCCTCACTGGGGAACCAGATTCATGTTAAATGTAAGGACATTTGTGAAGGCTCCCAGTTTGGTGATGATGCCATTATGGTTGAAGTTAAAAACACTCGTATGCATGCGGATATTACTGGCATGATAACGGACGTTTCGACCATAGGGCGCCGTCCGCAGGGACAGGTTCTTTTCATGCGTCAAGAAAGAAACATTATTGAGAAAATCATCGCTCCGTATAAAACACAATTTGGAAATGAATATGCAGACAAGCTTGGAAACAAATATAAGCTTGCTGTTACCATGGTGTATGATATTCGGACGCGAAAAGGAGATTGTGGTCTTCCGCTTTTCCTTGTGGATCCAACAACTCGTTGTAAGAAGTTTATAGGAATTCATGTTGCAGGAGGGGGGACGTATGGGATGTGCTCTCTCTTCCCGGGAAAGGTTGATGTTGTAGCTGAAGCTCAGGATAATCACGTACCACGCACCATGGTTAAAATTGGTGAAGTGGAGAGACAGCCTGGCAGCTCAGGCCAGAGTGCAATTAGGAAAAGTCCGTTACACGGAAAGTGGGGTCCTGCTCAGAAGGAACCTGCCAAACTCGTACCCTTCAAGAACAAAGAAGGAGAGAGGGTGAGCCCTATGAAGCGTGCTCTGGACAGGTATGATCAACCCATCTTGAAGTTTGACGAACAGATTGTGAAAATCGCTGTTCGAGCAGCCATTGCTGAAAACGTGCCTGGGTTAGCCAAGAAAGTCTCTATGGAAGAGGCGATTCAAGGCATTCCTGGCGTCCCTTTCATGGAAAGTTTGAAAAGGAGCACTTCACCAGGGTATCCGTGGAATATGAACCCTAGGACGGGTTTCAAAGGAAAAGAACGATTCTTCGGGAAAGGACCCGAGATTGAACTGAATGGTCCTGATTGGGAGTTGTTGAAAGAAGACATCAATAAGGCTCACGATTTGTTGAGAAATGGCGAAAGGCCGGATTTCTTCTTTTGTGATGCGCTCAAAGATGAGCTCCTGAAGATGGAAAAAGCTGAGAAAGGCGACACACGCATGTTTTGCCCCTCACCCATTGTCTATCAGATCTTGTTTGGGATATATTTTAAGGATCTGCTGCGTCTGATGATGGACACGAGGTTGAGGACAGAGCATGCTGTCGGAACGAATGTCTACAGCGAAGAATGGGAGAAACTGTTTAGGAAATTGACAGTTTTCGGGCCAGATAATATTGTCGCTGGTGATTTTAAAACCTTTGATGCTTTGCAGGCGGCTCAAATTCTCAAGGAGATAGGTGAGCAACTTCTTTTGTGTTTTGAAGATCGTGAATATGACAACATTCGACGTCTATTGTGGATGGAAGTCTGGAACTCACGCCACGTAGTTGGGAAAGAAATTTTCGAGTGGAAACAGAGTCTACCTTCGGGCACCCTGCGACCACTTTGATAAATTGTCTATATGTAGCGACGATCATGAGAATGTGCTGGATACACATCCATAATGATGACATGATGAGTGTGCGTGAGTTTGTGAAACATGTAAAACTCATAGTGTATGGAGATGATAATGCCCTGGGTGTGTCTGATGAAAAGAAAGACATATTCAATCAGTGGACCATTGCTGAAGCAATGAGTTTCTTTGGACAGAAATATACTGCAGAGAATAAAGAAGATGATCCGCCAAAATTGCGTTCAATTTATGACATTGAGTTCTTGAAGAGGACTTTTCGTTATGAACCGCGCCTTGGCCGTCATGTTGCCCCATTGAGAATGGCGACTATTGTTGAAATGCCCTACTGGACAAAAAAAGAAGGGTATGATGAAATTTGGCGAGACAATTTCGACAATGCTCTCAAGGAGTTGAGTTTACACCCTCCTGAGAAATTTGAAGAGAGAGCTAGTGAAATGCTTGCGAGAGCCTCAGAGGCTGGGCATTTCCCGCTCATCATCGACAGGAATACTTTAGTCGATGAGATAACTAATAGTGAGAATCTATATCACTAGTCTGTTCCCCGGACTTTAAACTTAGGGTTTGTGAGGTGGACATCTCATTGTAAAAATGTCTGCGTCGTCGAGAACTGGCCATTCTGGGGATAAATTCCAAGGACCCTAACCAGAAGGATACTGCCTTCGACGTGAAACTCTGGCCGCAAGCTTACTGATCAAGATGGAGTGCCTAACCGGTGATATCTAGATCAACCTTGGTGCTAAGAGGACGATTTGAGTCAATCCCTCTTTAAGAAAAAGACTTGCTGAATCAACAAATGAAAACAACCTGATGAAGACTACTTTAGTCTCACAAGAACAAGCCATTACGGGTACTACGAACTTCATGAATAGTGAGGATCAGAAAGTGGCCACTCGTGATTTGTACCATGACGTCGCCAGAGGATTAAATAAAGCGACGACAGTAGGATACACACAAGATATTAAGGACTTTTTGATGAAACCCGTGGTTATGGGTTACAATGCAGTCACAACGCAAAGTGCAGGCACTGCGCTGTACAATGACATTATCTATGGAAACATTTTGGGTAATGCCGTTATGACAAACAAGGTTAGCGGTTTCTTGGGCCTTCGGGCTACCGCTGTGATTAGAATGCAAGTGAATGCGAATAGGTTTCAAGCTGGGAGACTGATTATGGTTTATATTCCACAAGGAAACATCGCAAACACCTACCCTGGTATGAGATTGAGGAATTTGCGATCAATTACCCAGCTGCCCCGAGTGGAGCTAGATTTGGCGACTGAAAGTGAGGTGACTATGGAAATACCTTACATCTCGCCCGCTCCCTATTACAATCTTATTACTGGAGAAGGAGAGTTGGGCAGGTTGTGCATTTACGTTTACAGTCCATTGGCAACGGGTGCTGGTTCTACAGTATTTGATGTAACCTATTGGGGTTCATTGAAAGACATAGAGCTTGTTACTCCCGCAGTTGCGCAAATGGCTGAACGAATACGCTCGAAGAAAACGAAGAAGGGCTCTTACCAAGAGCAGGAAGCAAAGGCTATGGGTGTTCCACCTATTTCCTCCGCGCTCTCTGGACTCGCAAGAGTGTCAGAAACACTTTCGTCTATTCCTGTGCTGACTCCGTTAGCTACACCAGCAACGTGGGTTTTGAATTGTATGGCTGGAATCGCATCGGTCTTTGGGTATTCAAAACCTCTTCATGAGGGAAAGACTGATAAAGTTCAAATTGTGACTCAGCCAAATATGCAGAACGAAGATGGAATTGACGTCTCTGCAAACATGGGATTGAGTGCCACGAACAAATTGACAATACTGCCAGGCTTTGCAGGCACAACAGTTGATGAGATGGCTTTAACGCATCTCGTGCAACTCCCCGCGTACTGGAAAACTGTTAGTTGGACTACGTCCAACAATTTAGGTGACGTTCTGCTTACATTTGACGTCGACCCAATGCAGTTTGCGACAAGCAATGTGGTCAATTTATGGAGTACTGTCGATGCCATACCCTTGACGTATTTTCAGGGGTTTTTCGAGTTTTGGAAAGGTTCGATCGTGTTAATTATAAAGATCGTGAAGACACCTTACCATTCTGGGCGTTTCTCCATTTGTTACAATCCTGGAGGATCCGGCGCAACATCATCAGCTCTCTCAGATTATGTCTTGAGGGATGTTGTTGATATTGCGGACCAGAATGAGTTTAGATTCGTTATTCCCTATGCGTCTACGCGTCAATATTCACGTGCTGCACGTTTGACAGGTCTAGGTTCTGCTACGGAAAAGACAGGGTGTGTCACTATTCGGGTGATTAATGCTCTGGTGGCCCCTGACACTGTTGATACTGGTGTTCAGATGATTATGGAAGTTTGTGGTGGACCAGACTATGAAATGATGTGTCCACGTAGAACTGACTGGGCCCCCATCATTGTTTCGGGATGGGCGGCACAGATGAACGATGTTGCACCCAACAAAAACAAAAATGTCAATGAAGCCGAGCTTTTAGCTCTGGGATCCGCTTCCATTGACACTTCTACCATGGATCCCGCACAGTATTGTGTTGGAGAAAAAGTTAATTCTGTTCTCCAACTCATTAAACGCTATTCGCCATTGAAATCACTAGTTTTCAACTCGCAGAATGCAGCTATCGATATACGACCATTCGTCATTGGTGCTTGTTATTCTGCTGATGTGGTTTCTTTTGCGGCGTATCCAACAGGAGATGTTCTTTCGTGCATTTCTCCCTGTTTTGGGTATGCGAGAGGCAGCGTACGAATGATTGTTTTCGCCAAAGGATGTGATGCCTCAGGAGCGATGATCACTGCATATGCGTATCCGTCCACAGAGACGACACCATTGATCACCTCCGACCTTTCTTTGCGAGCAGGACAAGCGATATCACTTCAAAATCAGTCCGGTATGAATGTGATCGCTAGCGCGAATGTCCCACCTTACCAACAACTACACTCCCGACTGTCACGAATGAGTTCGACTGGTGCCGTAGAGCCCATCGATCCGTGGACCTCGTCAATGCGTCTCGGTTTTACGACGTACGACTCGAGTGCCACGCCTGTCAATCGTCAGTCTGTAGTGTATCGGGCAGCGGGAGATGATTTCACCCTAGGTTTCTTTCTGGGTGTACCTCTCGCAACTTCATTTTTCTAAAACAAAGAACATGATCGAAGAATTTAACGGTTTAATCGATATTAGTTCATTTGTAGAGTTTCTCTGGTGCCGTTTTTATAAGCCAGAAGAAATGCCGCCATACCGAGGCGGTAGTTCGTATTACGAAATCGCG